CTTCTCATGGTGTTTCAGGTGATTTTCGAAACCAACTTTTAAATTTACAATTTCAGTTTCTAACTGAATCAGCATTTCACGATTCGTACGATTATCAGACATTTATGCGGCACTCCTCCTTATATACATCACTCAGCGCCTCCCACCTTTTGCTCCTTAGGATGTAGTTCAAGACCTAAATCCTTGATCAATTGGTCCTCTTTAGCGCGCTGTTGAATAATATCCTTAAACTCAAGACCTTTTCGAGCACAAATACCAGTCCGCGTGGTAGTCCCATTCGCAAGGTCCAATTCGTCTGCCTGTGCTTCCCGACTCGGATCTACATATTCCCAACGCTTGCAAATAATCTCGTGCTTGTTCCAATCTTCCCGCTGGGGCAACTTCCCATCAGCAATCCACTGTTGAACCTTCCACAACCATATTCTTCTCACAATAGGCTTTACAACAATGCTTTGTTCCGTAATCCAGTTATCGTGAGCCGCACCTAAAGCAACCCGGGTCGACATATAAGTAGCACCGGAAAAGTCCAACGTAACCAAGCAAAGAGGTATACAAAGTGGTCTGCCAATAAAAGTAAGCATTCGCATTACAAAGGGATCAAATGCTGTGGCCGGCCGAACCTGACCTATCGGCTTTACGTCCTCTCCGGGTTCCCCATACCATACCATGGCAGGCACCAACTTCTGCAATTTTTCCTTCGATTCCGTGTCCTCTCCCGTAGAACTTACTCCGCCTGTATACGGGGCTGGTATAGCTTCTTTGTCTTTCGCGGTTACAAATACAGAGAAGCAGGCATTAACCTTTGCCGCAACTAATTCCGCATCAATATACCCACATAACTTATCAATGAAATCAATGGCAGAAATAAGTGCCGGTTCTCCTCTGCTTTGGCTGAAACGCTCAGGATTGAATACGTGAATAACATTTTCAGCCAGATACTTTTGGTAGCTATTACTCTCTATGTATCCCCACTTGCTCGCTTTACCAATATAATAACCTATTACCTTCTTCGTCTCATTGCTTACAGCAATACCATTCGTAACGGTGAAGCTCTGCGGGCTACCTAAAGCCGTTGGCGTCCCACAACATTCACCTTCTATACCTTGTAGACCATCGTCGGTTAGAAGAATAAGAAAATCCCCATCTCGCCGATAAGAACCAAATGCTTTCCGCAAAAAAGCGTGAAAATTAAACCTGCCCGACACATCACAAGGTTGGTCAACCATTTCCTCTCGCCACAAATCCTCAGCGTCTCGGTTCCAGCCTTCATCTCCTGTTCTTGCTTGAATTTGAGTAGCAGAACCGATAACAGAATTTGCCTCTGTTTGAAGCAGACCCTTCACCAATGGATTATTACGACACAATTCTCTGCATATCTCACGTGCTGAATCTAACGCAACTGCTGTTAAATGAGTATCACCAGTACCACCAAGACCTGTCCGTTTCTTGCGAGTGCGGCTTCCATCTAGGGCCTCATATGAAAACCGGAAGGCTTTTCGATAGAAGGCGTTCTTTGGGAATAAAACACCCACAACACCATCTATCTTTTCGCCAACTTTGGTAGCTAAAGACTTTTTCGTCATTTAACTAAAACTCCACCACCCTGCGTACTGTATTCGCTGCTCGATCGATCCGGCGAAGAAGAGAAGCTTCCCTGTCATATAAGGTTTTTAAGTCAGCACGGGTTAACTGCCTACCATTTATTGACGCAGATTGTGCCCCGGATTCAATTGCAGTTATTGCCGCTTGGACGCTTGCTAATTGGGATGCTAATGTTTCTGCCATTTACTTCCTAAGCTCCTAAAGCAGGTTGCATATAACCCGTAAATCCAAGAATCTTGTCTTCTACTTGGTGAGAATTCCGTAATTCACTACACCAAATAACCAAGGTCTCATAGCCATATTGAGCAAACAAATTGATCCTGTCTTGAGGATTCTCATCTTTATGCCAATAATCACCAAAGAGTTCGATGATTTGTTTCTTACCATTTACATTAACGAAATCTGGATACTTCCCAGCAAGTTCAAAATCCCCACCACCGACATATTTGAACTCATCAGGGAGTAGAGTATTAAGAAGTGTTTCAAGTAACTGTTCAGATTTATTGGGACAGATTTGGGAACTTCTTATAATCTTTCTCGCATATTCTGATTTTGTCCATCTTTCCTTAGCAGATTTCCGTAGCTTGTCTCTAACTTCTGGACGGTTCATAGCAGCAATAAGCTTCAACATCACTTCTGGACGGTTCATAGCTTCCTGTGTTGCTTTACTGGTTTTGAGACGATTGATAGGATCAGAAAAATATCTCCGTTGAGCAGCACTATTCTTAGCTCGAACTTCTGGACGGTTCATAGCTGCTTTAGTAGCAGCAATCTGTTCTGGTGATTGCTTCTTGCCAATCATAGCAGCACGTATGTTTTCAATCCATTGAGCACGCTTAACTGGGTCTTTAGGTGCTGGCATTTACTTCGTGAGCCCTCGTTCCTTTAACGCCTTGGTCGCCCGATATTTTGCCAGCGACAACTTTATAGCATCTACCGGCACACACAGAGACCAAGATTCATCGCCATAATGCAAAATGACAAATATCCCCATGATACGATTATGCTTATCAAGAACCGGCGAACCGCTATGTCCCAGATATCCGGCAGCATCAACTTGAAGAAGAGACACCTTGCCACCTAAAGGATTGGTCCGGCTCAGACAGGATATTATGCCCTGTGTGAGTGTTGGTGGCTTCTCACCTAGACCGAAACCAAGAATCTTTGCACAATCTCCCACTCTTAACTTATGATAATCACCTAAGGCTAGAGCAGGTGGAGATTCATACAATCTTACTCGAATGAGACCGATATCACACAGATTCGGATCTTCTTGGTACTCAACAAATCCAGGACGAACCCGACCATTCGGCATAATTACATTAAAGTAAGTCGTATCTTTGACTATGTGACCTGCGGTAAGAATCAGGTCATCTGCTATAAAGCTACCTGTGCCCAGCCACTTGACCGTCTCTTTGTTCGGGTCAGAATTATCAAGAGCTTGGATCAGCACTACTGACTGCGCAACATCAACTCTCTCTTTGGGCAGGGCCAGACTCAGCACCAAACAGACAAGACCAAAGACCAACAAAGATTTGTAGGTTTTGCTCATAATTCGTTCGGTGGGAAAAGTCCTCCCCACATATAGAAGGCGCATTTATTTGTCAGCTTCAACAGAAAATACATCTGCAAACTTTAATGGGCAAAAAGGAGGGTTGCAACACTATAAAGATATGGAAGTTGCCAAGGTATTAACAAAAGGCGGTGGCAGACAAAAAGAACGCTCCGTATTTTCAGCACCAAAATTATCACCATAATAGATTGTATTTACAATTCAATATTTGGAACATTCTCCCAATAGTCGCTCTTCTTGGCATTGTGTTGCTTTTTATTCTTCCTCTGCTGTTCTCGTCTCTGAATCGCCGCCTGAATTTCCTGTGGGCTCGGTAATGACCTTGCCCCAGCCAATTCTCCTGCAAAGGTAGCATAGACCAGAGCATCCCAAGCATGATTAGCTGCACCAGACTTCTTCACTACCCACCGCAACTTGCCAACTCTCGACCCTCTTTTATGTATTATAGCCTGTTCCTCGCTTGATAACTGTTCCAAAACTTCGGGGGCTGGGTCAGCATATAGGTGCAGATAGCCAGGACCGGGCACCTCATTCTCATAAAGCAGTCGATAGATACGGTTCTTGTATTGATTCACATTCAGGTCGAACCTCTGCAATGTTCCACCAAGAACTTTTGAGGCACGGTAGGCTGCTTTCTCTACAGAATCATCACCTCTACAAGCAGTGATATCTAACTCCTTTGTCTTCTGAATAAAGTCGTAAATGGTATCGGGTCGGAAGCCTACATCTATGGCAGACTTCACTATATGGAATATCCTCTTCTCGTCTATCAAAGATGGCCAGGGGGTAGTCAGAAATCGTCTCAGAACCTCCAGATTCTCAAGCTTACTAGTATCTCCTGTCTCTAGCCGGCCAGAATAAATCAGCCAGCACTCCGACAGATAGCCAAAGCCTATAACGTTAACCCAACAGAAATCCTGTTGAACGTCTATACCAGCTACCAACATCTGCACACCGGCAGGCACTCTGCCCATCGGGTACTTCCCGATATGACTATTTAGCTTCGGCTGTTCAGTTACTTTTTCGGATTCCTGCCAAGATTCTGCCAGCCGGGAATTAAGGAAATTTTGTAATGGGCCTAAATCTTGTGCCTTCTTAGCTTTAATCGCCGCAGCCCACTCAGATGCTAATTGGCCGATAGTGACAAAATTCGGGGAGAGCATAAGGGAGGATATGTGATAACTCCGAATTCTACCAGACTTGAGATTTGCTGCACGCCATTCACCAGCACAAATGGCTTCCCAACGGTCCGCTTCCGTCCAAGACTTTTTGCAGTTCGGACATACATAGTACGCCACTTCCAGGGAATTCAAATAATCCTCTGGTTCGAGGAGACTCCCATCTGGCATCTTTGCAAGAAAAACATTCTCCCAACGCATAACATGAAATTGCTCACAAAACTTGCATTTGACGAACCACTCCCGCATATCCCCAGCTTTAAATTCCCTATCAATAAGATCGTTTTCAACAACCGGCGAAGAGGCAACGTAAATCTTAGCTTGATCACCAAAGGTAGTGGTTCTGTCCTTAGCAAGCGACACGGGATCTGCTTCAAGCCCTACTTTTAGAGGAAATTTACCAGTCTCATCCAGACAGATAACTCCACAAGGATTATCTGCTAGTGCACTTGTTGAACCCGCCCAGGCAAAGTATATAATGCAATTCGTAAGAACGGTCGGATCACCGGCAAGAATGCCGTTAGCATTTTTCAAACGGCGTTGTAAGCAGGGTGTGCTCTCAAAAAGAGGCTTTACGCGAGTGAGAATTCTCCTACGGCAGTCATTTTCAGTAGGCATAACAATGAGTATCGGTAACGGGTTTTGGTCTACTGTATACCCCAAGAAATTCAACAAGACTTCTGTTTTCCCAGACTGGGAGGATGCGAGAACGGTAACTTGTCTGACATCAGGATTTGACAGGCTATCCATAATCTCGATGAGAAAAGGAGTCAAATCGTGGCTCCATTTCCCATAGAATCGGGTGGTCTTTTTGCTAAGAATACGATATTTCTCTGCCCATTCACTTACAGGCAATTTGTACGAGGATAAAACCTCTTTCTCCTCCGGGAAAAGAGGTAGAGGTTTCGGCAGAGCAGCGGGGTCTGTCGGAGACTTCTTTTTTCTCTTATAAATTCCCTTGGGCATCAGTCCTCTGCATCCTGATTATTTGCTTGCTCTTGTTCTTCAACTTGGCATCTAAGGAAATCCGGGTCCTGCTTAAAAATTTCCGCATCACGTTTATAAATTTCTGATGCCAGACATTCCGGACAGGTCACGGAAGAGCTTGGATCCATACTGAATGCTAAAAACCCACGACCAT